TAATGATGACTTCTTGTACATCCAAGCAGTCTCTGTTGAGAAAACCTTGGAAACAATTGAGGATCTAATGTCCGAGTATCCGGAAACCCAGTTTCTATTTATTTGGGACTCCATTGCAGCAACTTCTTCCGAGAAGGACCTCGAAGGTGATTTTAATCCTCAATCGTCAATGGCTGTGAAGCCCCGCATCTTCGCAAAAGCTTTCCCAAAGCTTACTATCCCATTGGCAAACCAGCAATGCACACTATTGCTAATCAACCAACTTAAGACGAACATTACTTCAAATGTTGCAGAAGCCATGACAACTCCTTTTGTTGCTCCCGGTGGAAAGGCAATTGAATACTTCTGTTCTCTTCGTATCTGGCTGACAAAGCGTAAAGCAAAAGCATCACACGTCACAGACGATTCCGGTCTCCGTATTGGGTCTGAAGTGAAAGTAAAGGTTGAAAAGTCCCGTTTCGGATCAGAAGGTCGCACATGTGGCTTTAAGATTCTCTGGGGCAAAGATGTGGGAATCCAAGATGAAGAATCGTGGCTTGAAGCGTTAAGGGCATCTGGCTCTGATCGTTTCAAGGCAGGAGCATGGAACAAACTAATCGGTCGAGACGGAAAGGAACACAAATTCCAACGAACTCAATGGTTAGATAAGTTGAAAGACGATGAGTTCCGTTCTGTTGTATTCGACATCATGGACGAAGAAATCATTAGAAAGTTTGATTCCGAAGGCAAAAACTTTGGAATTGACGAAGAGTCCAACGAAGGTTAATCCTGAAGGAACTCTCAATAACCCCTCGACTTCGGTCTTGGGGTTTTTTGTTGTTTGAGACACTATTTAAGGAGATTTCGGAGAACATTTATGAAACTAACATCAGCAAAACTAAAACAACTTATCTTAGAGACAATGAATGAGCAGCTTCTATCAGAAGATGCAAAAGGTCCGAATGATTTACCTCCCGAAGTGTATGTTCGTGTTACCTCGGAAGATTATAGTGATAATTATGTCAGAGTTATGCTGACAGACAAGGAAGGGGAAGAGTTATTCCCAGAAAATAGCCCTATTTGGGGAGCAGTAGGTTTTTGGAAGCAAGACCCCTTCGGCCAACCTTGCGACGGAGCAGCTGTGATAGCATCAACAGGAGCTGCTCATGGCTGGGGCCCTTTCCTTTATGACCTCGCAATTGAAACAGCGACCATTACATCAAATGGTCTTACACCAGATAGGGGATATGTCTCAGAAGATGCACAAGCTGTTTGGGATTTTTACTTAAAAAATCGATCTCACCCGAAAACTGGCGATGTAACAGTACATCAGTTAGGTGATGATTGTGGACAATACGCAGCAACACAAAGAGCCGAAGAGCGTGGTGGAAAATGGAATGACAAAGACAATCCGCTTTCGAAGAGATTCACTAAGTCCTCAGATATTTTAGATCAATTAGGCGATAAACTAATTTGGGAATTGTAAAATTTTCTACTTGACAACCTCTTCAAAATGTGTTATAATGTAAACACAACTTGGAGGATAAATGAAAAACGTTATCATTATTGACGCGCTGAACATGTTTCTGCGCTCTTATGTTATTAGCCCACACATGGACCGCAAAGGTAATCCTGTGGGCGGCACAATTGGCTTTTTAAAGTCTTTACAGAAGGTTGCTAGGGACTTTAACGCCGACGAAGTTATTGTCGCTTGGGACGGCCATGAGGGCTCTCAACGTAAGCGTTCTATGAACAAGGATTACAAGGGAGGTCGCAAACCTGTGAGATTCAACAGGCGAATGATTGAATTGCCCGAGGATAAAGAAGAAGCCAACAAAGGATACCAGCAAGTAAGATTGATGGAGTATCTTAACCAAATGCCTGTAATCCAACTTATTGCTGATTTTACAGAAGCGGATGACATCATCGCGCATGTAATCAATCACAGTAGATATAGAGATTGGCACAAAACAATTATTTCTTCTGACAAAGATTTTTTTCAACTTTGTCGTGAGGACGTGTCTATTTATAGACCAATCCAAAAAAAGACGATGACATTGGATTCCATCATTGAGGAGTTTAAGATTCATCCAAAGAACTTTGCATTGGCTCGAGCAATTGCTGGAGATCCTTCAGATAATCTGCCGGGAATCAAAGGTGCTGGTTTGAAAACTATCGCGAAACGCTTTCCATATCTTGTTCGAGAGGATGAGTATGAAGTTTCTGACATCATCAGAGATTGTGCAATGCAGGGTAAGAAACTTAGGATTCACCAAAATATCGAGAAAGAAGAAAAACTATTAAAAGAGAATTATAAGATCATGCAATTGTATTATCCAAATATCAGACCAATGAACAGAGAGTTGATCACAAAGGCAGTAAACGACTTTGAACCTTTCTTTGATAAAATAAAATTTACACAAATGCTTTTTGAGGATGATGCCGGTCATCTCAACTTTGAAACACTTCAGGCAATCATGAGGAATGTAAAAAGATGAGCGATTCTCTAAAAACTCTATGGATATCTATAATGTGGTTGTTAGATACTGCGATGTTTTTTTGGTATCTTTATTATCTTTGGGCATTTTTTTTGGAAAGTCCATTTTTAGCAATAATAGCCGGATGGTTTTTAACTCCATTTTTCATGTTATTTGATTATCCGTGGATAGTAATACCATACATAATACTGATGGAGCTGACTATTAGAATAAAAATATAAAAAATTACTTGACAACCACATCAAAGTGTGTTATATTATAAACATAATTCGGAGGACAATATGAATATAAAGGAAAACGAAAGTTTTGTCAGATTTGGCAAAAACTTCCAAGAAAAATTAGCACAACTTATGCTTGAGGATCGACCATTTTTTGATCAGATCATGGAGGTCTTGGATATCAACTTTTTTGATAAAAAGTATCTTCAAATCTTCACTCAGACATTGGTCAATTATAGAAACAAATATAATACCCATCCAAATTCTGAAGTCATGATGTCGCTGTTGAGAACAGAGTTGAATCATCATGACAAAGCAACTGCTCAAGCCGTTCGAGAGTTCTATGCTCGTATCCACACATCAGACGGAGTCGAAGAGGCAGAATACATCAAAGACAAAGCAATTGACTTTTGTCGCAAACAAGTGCTGAAAGGCGCAATGATTAAGTCAGCATCTTTGTTGCAGTCATCATCATTTGAAGAGATCGAGAAAGTGATCAAGGAGGCCCTAGTTCTTGGAACCGACAATAACTTCGGCCATGATTTTCGCAAAGACTTGCTTAAACGCTTTGAACTTATTAGTCGAGATCCAGTGTCAACTGGATGGCCTCGTATGGATGAGATTTGTAAAGGAGGTCTTGGCAAGTCTGAGCTCGGAGTTGTTATTGCTCCCACCGGTGCTGGTAAGTCTATGGTTTTGGTTCACCTCGCGTCTCGTGCGTTACTCGAAGGAAAAACTGTGGTCTATTATACACTCGAACTTAAAGACACCGTCGTGGGCCAAAGATTTGATTGCTGCATCACAGACGTTCCTTTGCAAGAGCACAGAATGAGACAAAAAGAAATTGTTCAGAAAATTAAAGATATTGAGGGCACCCTCATAATTAAAGAATATCCAACAAAATCAGCTTCGGTCCAAACTCTCAAGAACCATATTGAGAAGTTGCGAAAGCGAGGAATCGAACCTGATATGGTATTGGTAGATTACGCGGACCTTTTGCGTCCCGTTAGGAGTTCAGGTGAAAAACGACACGAATTGGAAGAAACTTACGAAGGCCTTCGAGGACTTGCTCAAACCTATGAGTTTCCCATTTGGACCGCTTCCCAAACCAATCGTGGGGGGCTCAACGCGGAAGTCATTACGATGGAAGCAATCTCAGAAGCGTTCAACAAATGCTTCGTAGCGGACTTCATTTTTTCCCTGTCTCGAACGGTACAAGATAAACAGCAAAATCAAGGCCGCCTATTCGTAGCCAAAAACAGAAATGGACCTGACGGATTAGTATTCAATGCTTTCGTCGATTGGTCAGATGTCTCAATTAGAATTCTTGATCGAGACGAGGGTAGCAAACCCATGATGTCAACATCAGAACACATGCAAATATTAAAAGAAAAATATTCAGAACTAAAAGGCAAATAGGAGAACCAATATGGATTTAGAAAAAAAGATTCTTTCAGATATCACCGTGCATATGAAATATGCGAGATACTTAGAAGATAAGCAGCGACGTGAAAACTGGGACGAATTAGTTACCAGAAACAAGCAAATGCATATCAAAAAATTTCCCAGTTTAGAGGAAAAGATTATGGAAGCATATGAGTTTGTTCACGACAAGAAGGTTCTTCCTTCAATGCGATCGATGCAGTTCGGTGGCAAGCCAATCGAGGTTTCTCCAAATCGCATCTTCAACTGCGCATTTGCACCTGCTGATGATCCTCGAGTGTTTGGCGAGATCATGTTCTTGCTTCTTGGTGGAACTGGTGTCGGATACTCTGTGCAGAGGCATCATGTCGATTCTCTTCCAGAGATTCGTAAGCCTTCAACAAAGAGAACTCGTCGTTTCTTGATTGGCGACTCAATCGAAGGTTGGGCTGATGCTGTCAAGGCATTGGTCATGTCTTATTTCAAAGGTACATCAAAGTTACGCTTTGACTTCTCGGACATTCGACCAAAAGGTGCGCGTCTGGTTACATCAGGCGGTAAAGCTCCCGGTCCTCAACCATTGAGAGAGTGTCTGGTAAAAGTGGAGGGAATTTTAGATGCGAAAGAAAACGGAGACAAACTTTCACCCATTGAGGTTCATGATATCATCTGCCACATTGCGGATGCGGTTCTGGCTGGCGGTATTCGCCGCGCCGCTCTCATTTCTTTGTTCTCGGCTGATGACGAGGAAATGCTCGGAGCAAAAGCTGGGGCATGGTGGGAGCTCAACCCACAACGAGGAAGAGCAAACAACTCTGTAGTTGTTATGCGACACAAAATCGATGAGCCGACGTTCATGGATCTTTGGAAGCGTGTCGAGGAGTCACGTTCCGGAGAGCCCGGCTTTTATTTCTCCAACGACAAAGAGTGGGGATGTAACCCTTGTTGTGAAATTGGGCTCCGACCTTTCCAGTTTTGTAACTTGGTCGAGATCAATGTATCAGATGTCGAAGACCAAGAAGATCTAGAAGCCAGAGCACGCGCTGCGAGCTTCATAGCGACCCTTCAGGCGTCTTACACCGACTTCCACTACCTGAGACCTATCTGGCAACGCACAACGGAAAGAGATGCCCTTATCGGCGTTTCTATGACGGGTATTGCATCAGGAAACGTTCTTGACCTTGACGTGTCAAAAGCTTCTTTGGAAGTGTCAAAGACAAATCGCCAAGTTGCAATGCAAATTGGAATCAGACAAGCCGCTCGTCAAACCTGCGTAAAACCAGCAGGAACAACTTCTCTTACTCTTGGCACGTCAAGTGGAATCCATGCTTGGCATAATGATTTCTATATCAGACGACTTAGAGTTGGAAAGAACGAGGCAATCTATTCATATCTAGTGAATAACCTTCCAGAATTGGTCGAAGATTGCCGTTTCCGTCCACATGACACTGCTATCCTATCCGTGCCTCAAAAAGCCCCCGAACGCGCTATTACGAGCCATGAGACGGCATTGGATTTGCGCGAGAGAGTAAAGAAAGTTTCTAATCAGTGGATCAAGACAGGTCATAAAGACGGAAACAACACTCACAACGTTTCAGCAACCGTAACCATCAAGGATGATGAATG